TTATATCAAATCGTTCTCCATAAATGCAACTACTTCCGATTGTTTTGATGGATATAAGTGACTATAAGTATTTAAAGTTGTTGCCACATCTGAATGACCTAGGCGCTGGGCTACTACAAGTGGACTAACGCCTTTATTTATTAAATAAGATGCATGAGAGTGTCTAAATTCATGCATTACAATTTCTTTGACTTCAGCAGCCTTTAGATAGTTATTATATTTTTTATGTAGTGTGGTCGTAGCTATACTGTCATAGAATTCACCAAACACAACATAATCATTTTTAACCGGGGCCGATAAATCGGCTCTTTTTTTTATGTCTTTTAACAAATCCATTGCAAAACTAGGTAACATGACAATTCGATTAGAAGACTTTGTTTTGGGTTCTGTAACCTGACGGTTATATACAGTCTTATTAATATCAATTGTCTTCTCTTCGAAATTAATATCTGACCATGTTAAAGCTAACAGTTCACCTTTTCGGGCACCACTATAATAAAGTGTTGTGAAAAAAGCTTTGTATAATGGATCGTCCACAACTGCAATGAATCTTTTAAATTCTTCGAACTCCCAAAAGTTTATCCTCTTATTTGATTCTTTTTCAAAATTCCCAGCAATCCTAGCAGGGTTGGTAGTTAAACCGTGAAATTTTATTCCAAAGTTAAATATAGCTGAAAGTGTTGTATGAAATTTCTTTAAGTATTCAGCAGAATATTTACTCATCATTTTGTTTTGGTAATGCATCACATGATTTGCAGTGATTTGATCCATTTTCATGTTACCAAATTCTTTTAACAAATGATTATAAATTGCGTTTTTTATAGTGTTAATTGAAGATTGTTTACGTCTTTGTGAATACCATTCAAAATAACTATCGGCGATTTGAGCAAAAGTTAAACTTGAAGTGGTTTCTTTTTCAATTAGCATCTTTGCTTCAGCTTCACGGGCTTCTTTTTTTGTTTTAAAACCACGCCGTTTTACTTGTTTTAAAGTTCCATCATGCTGCCTAACTCTAACAACAAAATAATAAGTTCCCCTTTTTTCATCTTTATATATGGTCATAATTATTTCCTCTCTTTTGTGTATTAAAAAGAGTAGACCGTCGTCTACTCGTAATTTTTAAATTGCTAGCGCTAGAAATTTAAAGGTCTCTTGTAAATCTAATTGCTTTACCAATGATTCTCGCTGGAGTACTCTCTGTGATGATTAAGGGTTCATATGAAGTGTTATCGGGCATTAGTATTACAACACTACCTTGTTTCTTCACTCTTTTTAAAGTAGCTTCCGTATCGCCATTGACTTGTACTGCTGCTATTTCACCATTTTCCACATCGTTTTGTTTTCTAATTAATACAAACGATCCGTGAGGTATAGTCGGTTCCATTGAATTTCCTTTAGCTTCTAAGTAATATACTTCGCCTCGTGGTAACATATCTGGCATTTCATAACGAAACCCTTCAAAATTTTCTTCCACACTAATTGGTACACCACATGCTATTTTTCCTAATATAGGTACTTTAACTGGATGAATAGGAACTTCATATAAGTTAGAAGGTTTATCTTCAGTTAAGTCAGATCGGTTGATATTAAAATAATCCGCTAGCAATTGTATTTTATCTGGTCTTGGATATGTTTTCGCTTTGAACCAATTTGAAACTGTTGTTTCTGGTAATTCCAATTCTTTTGCAATATCTGATTGGAATACACCTTTTTTATTAGCATGTTTTTTTAAGTTTGTTGCCATAATATCTTTCATTTCTTGTTGGCTACTCATTGATATCACCTCGCTTTCTAATATTATTTTACCGTTTTTCGGTAGTTGTGTAAAGAGGTAAAATACTTTTAAAAGGTATTTTTTATACTTTTTAGTATTGACTATACCGTTTAAAGGTAGTATATTGAGTGTAGAAATTAACGAAAGGAGGTAATGATATGTTTCAGATAACATTAAAAGCGGCAAGGGTGAATGCGAATTTAAGTCAAGAAAATGCGGCTGAAAAGCTTGGTGTTACTGGGAAAACTCTTCGCAATTATGAACAAGGTATTACTGCTATTCCTGGTCATGTTTTGAAGAAAGCATCTATAGTATATAAAATACCATCTGATTATATCCGATTACCTATTATTAATGACGGGAAGTATGATGAAGATTTTTTTTGACTACCACTACCGTTTAAAGGTAGTGAGGGTAACAAGGAGAAATCCAAACTTTTTTTTAAAAATAAAATGTCGAAAAATGCTGCTGAAAATTAGTTTTACACAACTTATAACATTTTATTTATCAATAATTGCCGAAAGGTGTGATGTGAGTTATGCATCAAAATCTTTTTATCGCTCGTCGAGAAAGTAGAATGACTCAAGAAGCGGCAGGGAAAGTGATTAATATAACAAAGCAGAGCTATCACTTGAAAGAATGTGGTAAACGAGAATTTACTCTTACCGAAGCCAAAAAGCTTGCTAAACATTTTAAAACAACAGTCGATAATCTTTTTAACAGATGAAAAAGGAAGGTGACCAATCATGAACGGAGTATTATCCGCAAGTAGATTAATGAAAGCATCTCAAGTACGTAAGCAATGTGCTGAGATGCGTAATAATCCAGCATTACTACTTGCTATGGAATTAGAAGCAAAGCGCAATATATACGAAATGAACCGTAAGGTTTCATCTTGAAGGGAGGTGAGTTAATTGGAAAATGAGGTTAAAAAAAGAACTGATTTAATTGGTTTAACAGGATCTGTTACAAGGAATTTAACTATTATTGATGCGCAGGAATATCCAACTGGAGTTTCTGTTCGTGTAAGTGACAACATGGGTGAAGAATACAACATGGATTTAGAAGATGTTGATTTGGATTAAAGAGAAACCGCCAGTTGGGGCTGACGGTTCAATAAAAACACATGTTGAGGTCATTATAGCATGAATTGACTTTGTGTAAAGGAGTGAAATGCATGATAGTAAATAAACCACAATTTGATACGGAAAACATTAAAAGTGGTAGTGCATATTGGTTAAACAAATATGACCATAGAAGATTTTCAGTAATTAGTACACCTTGCATCGTTAAATTTGTAAAGCCATTAAGTATTGTAGTTGGTTTTTACAGTGAAAAAAATAAGGGGTTTGAAGAATTAACGATTGATATAAAAAGTATTGTTGATGGGACGTTCGAACTTACTCCAATGACGATCAAGGAGGGTTAGTATGGATAAGCAATTAATGCCTAAAACTACATATCTAGTAAGAGTAGGTAATTTGTTTATTAGCAATCCGGGTCCATTGGTAGTAACGAAGTTACCAAAAGATGCAATGGAATTCGAATATGAGATATCAAAACAAGTAGCCAACAATGTTGGGGGAGAAGTTATCCGTAAAACAGTGGAATATGCCAGGGTGGTGGAATCCTAATGGATATTAAAGCGATTGAAGAATATGTACAAGCTGTACGTTTAGCGCAGAAAAGTGGCATTTTGGGTGTCTATAATGACCGAATACATGTCAGATATCAATTGTTTGAAGAACTCATAAATGAGCAAGGAAATCTTGAAGTAGTGAAACGTGATTGTTCGGAATATCCATTTGAAGCTACTTTCACCAAAAACGGTTTAACGTATCTTTCCCTTCACACTGAAGAAGAAATTAAAAATATATTTGGAGGTAATATCGATGAACTCGTTACAAGAAATTGAATTAGCAGAAGTTGATGAATTACAGGATGCGGAGAAGCAATTTGAAATTAGTGATTTGGAAGGCCTTAATTGGGCATTTCGTAAATTGACTGCACTTAAAGCTGAAGAAAAGAAAATTACAACGTTGGCAAATGTTGAACGTGACCGTATTGCACAATGGGAGCAAAAAGAATTAAAACCTATCCACGATAGCATTAGCTTCTTTGAAACTCACATTCAACGTTACCATGCGGAACAACTTGCTGCAGATCCAAAACAGAAAACCATTTCTACACCATACGGTAAATCAAAAACACGTACGAGTGGTGAGGCACCGGAACAGCAGGATAAAGAAAAATTACTTCAATACGCTATTGAAAACCATCTTGATGATTGCTTAAAAACAGAAGTTAAATGGGGTGATTTGAAGAAGAAATTCAAGATTGAAGAAATCAGCGGTGAAAAGGTAATTGTGGATGAGGATGGACAGATCGTTCCAGGGGTTACGGTTAAACCTGAATCTATTTCTTACAGTGTGGAGGTTTAATAAAAATGGCTAAAGTAAAAATTGAATTAGATGTAGATTGGTTAGAAGAAGGTGAAAATCTCGATGATTTAATCAAAAGTCAAGTTATCACTGGCTTACAGGATAGATTAATTCAAAAAGCAGAACAAAAGGTTTTAGCGAAAATCGAACGTGAAGTTGAAGAAAAGGCAAATGAGGTTGTAGATAATTTTATTCATGGAGCCTTGGAAAAGAAAATCGATGAATTAAAAATACCATATAAGAAAAGCGGTTGGGGATCGGAAGTAGAATTAATGCCGATTAGTGAGTTTATTGGTATGAGGTATGAACGATATCTGACTGAAAAAACACTTGATGAAAATGGCCGAGAGGCTAAGTACTCAGGTGATAGAAAGTTATCCATAAGCGAGTATTTTATTCAAAACTATCTTGCTAAGGAGCTTACTTCTAAAGTTAGCACGATGATTCAAACTGCAAGAAAAGATGCAGAGGAAACAATAGTTAAGGCGCTTGAAAACAATCTAAAAGAACAGTTATCCGTTGATATTATTCAAAGACTTAATATTCCACAGATGTTAGAGAGTCTGCAAAGTAAAGCTACAGAATTAGATATTAAAGAATAGGGAAGGAGATTTATAAATGGAAATCACAAATGGTTCTCAAATTACGAAAAGTAAAAAAGCGAAAATCATTGCGTATTCAAAACCAGGTAACGGAAAAACAACGGTTGCTGGATTGTTACCAGGTAAAACATTGGTGTTTGATATTGATGGGACAAGCCAAGTTTTATCGGGTTATGGCAATGTAGACGTGGCTAAGATTGATGGCGAAAATCCACACGATAGTATTCTACAGTTTTATGCACTTGCAAAAGCAAAAATCGGTAAGTATGACAATATCTTTATTGATAATTTAACGCATTACCAAAAATTATGGCTACTTAAAAAAGGTGAAAATACTAAAAGCGGTATGCCGGAATTAAAGGACTACGCTTTACTAGATAACCATCTTTTGAAGTTAGTAGAAACATTTAATTCATTAGATGCAAATGTTATTTTCACAGCTTGGGAAACAACAAGAAACATCACTCATGATGATGGCCAGCAATATACACAATTCATTCCTGATATACGCGATAAGATTGTTAATCACATCATGGGAATTGTTCATGTTGTTGGGCGATTAGTTAAAAAAGCAGATAGTACACGAGGATTCATCCTAGAAGGTGACCAGAGTGTTTATGCAAAGAATCACTTGGATCAGCGTAAAGGCTGCATACAAGAAGAATTAATAGTGTCATCCATAAATGAGAAAACAGGAGGAAATAAATAATGTCATTCTTTAAATTTGATGAAACAAACGTAAGTACAGGTTTTGAACTAGTAGCAGAAGGTAAATATGAAGCAAGTGTTATTAATGCAACGGCAAAGGACTTTCAAGGTCATCCAACTTTAGAGTTAGATTTTGAAATTCGTTCAGATGTTCCGCAACCACATCAAGGAGCGAAGATCCTATATAACACATTCTATTTCCACAATGATAATCCGGAGTACCAAGAAAACAATATTAAAAGAATTAATAGTTTAATTGCAGCTTGTGGCTTCCCGAATGGAACTACATTTAACAGTGCCGATGATATGGCAAAGCAACTTTTCAACAAGTCATTACTAATCACCGTTAAACATCAAGAGGACAAAAAAGATAAAACTAAGAAATATGCTAAAGCGAAATATTTCGATGTATCAAAAGTAGATTCTCCAGTACAAGTTGGAAAGCCGATTGCTGTAGGTGATGATGATTTACCATTCTAAATAACTAAATAGAGAGGTTGGTTTAGCCGACTTCTCTTTTTTATACCCTAAAAAGCTAATTGGAGGGCGCAATGAAAGAAAATCCATACAATTTTAATGAAATTCCTACTGAGTTAAAGGCCCTTCCGCAATGGATCTTATGGCGTAAGGAAAAAAGAAATGGCAAACCAACAAAAGTTCCATATCAAGTCACTGGTGAAATGGCGCAAGCAAATAACAGACGTACCTGGTCAACATTTGCAACGGCAGTCAAATTTTATTTAGAAGGTGACTATGACGGAATCGGCTTTGTATTTAGTAGGCAGGATAACTACATTGGAATCGATATTGATAAGTGTGTTGTGGACGGAAAAATAAATACCTTAGCAACAGAAGTTATCGATACATTGGATAGTTACACTGAGTTTTCACCATCAAAAAATGGGATTCACATTATTATCAAAGGGAATCTTCCACAATCTGTTTTAGGAACAGGAAGGAAGAATACCGAGCACGGTTTAGAAATTTACTCATATGGCCGTTATTTTAGCTTTACTGGAAATCGTGAAAATTCTAATGATGTGTATGAACGAACAGATGAATTGGCTGAGGTGTTTGAAAAATATTTTGATGACAGTGACATTGAAGGCCGTGTTAATTTAGCGGAGTTTGAAAAGGATGAAATCAAAATTTCAAATGAAGCTTTGTGGGAAAGAATGTTTCGAAGTAAAAACGGTGATGAGATTCGTTCATTATTCAATGGTAACTTAAACAATGATGATCATTCAGCAAGCGACTTAGCTTTATGTAATCACCTAGCTTTCTGGACAGGGAATTCAGCTCCTAGAATGGATGCGATGTTCCGTGAATCAGGACTTATACGTGAGAAATGGGACATTATTCACTTCAGAGAAACCAATGAAACATATGGTGAAAGAACGATAGCAACAGCCATTTCTTCTACTTCCACAACTATTTTAGATAACAAACAGCAATTCGAAGAATTTTCTTTTGATTTCATGAATGAAGATGCGGTTGAAGTTGTGGAGGACAAGCCAAAAAAGAAATTCCGTTTAACTGAATTAGGAAACGCTGAACGTATCGCATATGAATATGGCCATGTAATCAAATATGTTAGCGATATTGGCTGGTACATATGGGACGGTAAACGCTGGAAGTTGGACACGAAAAAAGAGATTGAAAGAATTACAGCAAAAGTACTTAGAAGTCTTTATAAATCAGAAGATGAATTAGAAACAAAATGGGCTCGAATGTGTGAACGGAGAAATATTCGTATGAATAGCATTAAGGATCTTATGCCATTGGTTCCAGGTGAGCGTGAGGACTTTGATAAGTATAAATACTTGTTCAATGTTGAAAATGGCATTGTTGATTTAAAAACAGGGAAGCTGCAGCAACATGATCGGGAACTTGGTTTAACTAAAATTACTAATATTGCTTTTGATGAAAATGCAAAGTGTCCTGAATGGCTTAATTTTTTAGATCAAATTTTCCAAGGTGATAAGGAACTAACTGAATACATGCAGCGGTTAATTGGTTACTCACTAACAGGAGAAATTACGGAGCAAATAATGGTCTTCCTAATTGGTGGAGGTTCCAACGGAAAATCGACCTTTATTAACACAATCAAGGACCTGATGGGGAAATACGGTAAACAAGCAAAATCAGATACTTTCATTAAGAAAAAAGAAACAGGAGCCAATAACGATATCGCTAGGTTAGTGGGAGCTCGCTTTGTATCTGCAATTGAAAGTGAAGAGGGTGAACAACTCTCAGAAGCTTTTGTAAAACAAATAACGGGTGGAGAACCAGTGTTGGCCCGTTTCCTTAGACAAGAATATTTTGAGTTCATACCTGAGTTCAAGGTTTTCTTTACTACAAACCATAAGCCGGTAATCAAAGGTGTCGATGAAGGGATTTGGAGACGTATCCGTTTAGTTCCATTTAACCTACAACTACCAAAAGAGAAACGTGATAAGAAATTACCAGAAAAAATAAGTTTGGAAATGCCAGGAATCCTGAATTGGGCGATTGAGGGTTGCTTGAAGTGGCAGAAGTCGGGACTAAACGATCCAGCAATTGTTATGAAGGCAACAGGTGATTATAAAGAAGAAATGGATATTCTCGGCCCATTCATGTTCGAATGTTGTTTTAAAAGAGAAGATGTCCAAATTGAAGCGAAAGAATTATATGAAGTTTATGCGAATTGGTGTTTTAGAAATGGTGAACATCAATTAAAAAATAGAGCCTTTTACCGAATTTTAGAATCCCAAGGATTCAAAAGAGAACGTGGCAGTAAAAACAAGTATTACATCAAAGGTGTTACTTTAACCGACCGAAAAAATACTTTTAAGCAGCAAAAGTTACTGAATTTCGATGAAAATAGCAAAAGTGTTACTAAAAGTAACCCATTTAAAATCACTTGAAACCCTTGATACATAAGGGCTTAAGGTACTTTTTATATTCTTTTTGTTACTTTTGTTACTAAAAATATATATAAACAAAAAAATAATATATATATAAGTATTCTATTAGGGGGCTTAATGCTCAAAATAGGTAACAAAAGTAACCTAGATACCTTAATCCCTTGGGGCTCTAGGGATCAAGCGGGTTACTAAAAAGTAACACATGCTGATTTTAGGTCTTTTTCAGTAACACTTTTAGTAGTTTCTGATAACAGAGGTGATAGATTTGCAGGTTTTATTAATTTTAAGCGCGATTTGGAAATCAGGTGCAAATATCTATCTTGATGAAAAAGATAATCAAGTTGCGATAAAAAAACAAAATTTAATTCCAGCGGAAGTTATGAAAGCTGCCGAACAAAACTATCAAGCTATTTATGATTGGTTTAAATCTTGGAAAGATGAGAGTGCGGAGAAAATTACGTTAATGAAGATATTTCATCATTTTTGTGGATGGAAACATAATCAAAAATTACACAATTGGTTAGTTGAAGAAGAAGATTCATTGCAACTGTTTTATGAGTGGACGATTGTCCTTGCTAATAATGGTTGGACAGATGTTTATGAGGATCATCGTAAATTTGAAAATGATGAATCAAATGCAATGGCAAGAAAGATATATGAACGTGCGGTTTTATATACGAAGAGAGGGGCATAACAAATGGATTTTGAAAAAGCAAAAGAAAGAGCGAGAGAATTAGGGTTTGATATTCATGCTACTAACGGAAGTAGAACTTGGTTCAACGCAATTAAGACATGGGATTATACAGGTCAAACATTCGCACTTCAAGTTTGGACTGAAACAGAACAATTTCAATTCGACAAGATGGAAGGCATGATTCATATAAATACTGGAAAGTTAGGTTCATATAATAATGATGCTCATTTCCTAAGTTTTCAAAGAAGATTCCTGCAAGTAATTGAAAAGTTGGTGTAAAGATGATTCGTTTCCATTACACAGATAAAGAAATAGAAAAAATACTTAAAACACTCACAATCGTGATTGATACAAGAGAACAACAAAACCAACATATTCGTGATTACTTACATCAAAAAGATATACCAGTAAAAGTTCAAAAATTAGATACGGGTGATTACGGCTGTATGATTCCAAAAAATGAAGAGCTTGGAATACCTCGTGATATCTATTTAGATCGTCGGATAGAAAGAAAGTCGAGTATAGATGAAATTACAAGTAACCTACAAAAAGATACACAAACAAGATTTGAAAATGAATTGATCCGTTCCAAGGACATTCCATTTACTTTAATTGTGGAGGACCAACGTGGTTATGAAAAAATACTTACAGGTGATTATAAATCAAGATATAACCCGAAAGCATTACTCGGTAGGCTCAATACTTTTAAAGTGAAATATGACTTTGAAATTGTCTTTTTAGATAAAAAGTTTGTTGGCAATTGGATATATCATGTCCTTTATTACCATGCAAAACATTACTTGAAAACAGGAGCTTTCTAAGGTCAGAAACGTACAGAAATAACAGAGAAACTTTAGTTGTAATATCAATCTAATACAAAAGGAGCCAGAACCATGACAAAGGTAAAATTGAACGTATTATTCAAGAAAATGCAAAAGGATGATAAAAAGGAAGTTTTAATGTTCCATGTATTAAGTGATGAATTGCCACATGCTGATGATCTACTAAAAATGCCAGGTACAATTGTCTATCTAGCTGTGGAGAAAAGTGAAGTTGAACCAATCGGTGCGGAGTTCGCTAATATTCAACGTGATAGCAAGAAAACAGCAATTAAATTAAATGTAAAAAGTGATGCGAAAGGTGTAGTAAATCAGCTTTATCCTTTTGCTGGTGGAAATGTTGATATCATTCTTGAGCCTTCTCAAATGTCGATTGACGAGTTTTATGAGGAACCACATGAAGGTGTTGAGTATAACGTAAATCCTGATGGAACCACGGATGTTGCTTCTGGTCAATTGAAAATTGTTGGAGATGGAAGTATCGCTGAATAAATATTTGTCCTGGGCTTCGGCTCAGGATATTAATACAATTTGAATTTTGTAAAGAAATAATGAGGAGGAATCGGCATGACTTATGAAGTTATAGATTATTGTGCTAGGTGCGAAGAAAAATTAGAGAACTGTGAATGCGAATGTAGAAAGTGTGATGAGTGGCTGCATGATTGTAAATGTGAAGAAAAGTAAATGGGAGTATTAACTGAATGCAATCGACACGTTTCGACATAGAAATGACCGTCAGAATTATAGTAATTTGAAGTTTTATTTCTTTCTGAATACAAATAGGTGTACAAGTGTTAAAGTGTCCTAGAAACGAAAATAAACGTGTTTTACGAGATTTGAAGTTTCATAGAAGAAATGGGGGATGATAAAGTGAGTTATTTACAACAAATTAATGAAATATCATCTAAATTACCTTTACCAGTACTGCAAGACATCAATAATCGAATACGAGATTGGATTGTAAGTGGTGGAGATGAAAATGACGAATATATTGGCCAACAATTACAATTTGCTCAAAACTATTTGAAAGTACATGGTGAGTAAAAAGAATTGTGGAAGGTCCAAAAGAAAGTAGGTGAATCATCATTTGTTTAACTGGCTAAAGGTATATCAAGAATTAGAACAAGAAGTTGCGTATCTAGATTACAACTTAGATAAAACAAAAGCTGAATTAAAACGCTGGGTCAGTGGTGATTTGCGAGATGTACGTTTAACTGCTGAATCAGAAGGTGCAAAGGTAGAAGAACGTATTGAAGCAATTGAATACGAATTAGCACATAAGATGAATGACATGTATAAACTGAAAAAATTAATTAATACCTTCAAAGGGTTGGAACATAAAATTGCATATCTCAAATATGTGGAAGGCATGACATTAGAAAAGATTGCTGAAGAACTTAACTACAGTTCACAGTACATTTACAATAAACATGCTGCTATGAGAGAAAAGGTTGAGTACTCAAATAGAACTTAACATTTACTTAAGGTAAGTAATCATTATACAAACCCTTGAAAATATCGATTATAGTAATAACATAAGATTTTGACGAAAGGGCAACTGGTGCACGGTTGCTCTTTTTTATATGAAATATCACGTTCTGAATTTTATGCAGGGAAATGTTTTGTTTTGTCGAATAAATAAAACTAAAATAATTATGAAAGGAAGAACAAGATGAAAGAAGTTAGTGCAAAAAAAGTATTAATTAATGCCTTAACAGATACAGTTTACCATCTATCAAAAAATGGGGAAATTGATGAAAAAGAAGAACCTTATTTCACATATGTTACAGCTAGTGGCTACATTACTGGAAAAGAAAAGCGTTATAAAACATATGAGTTTGATGAGGAGATAACTTTATCTGATTGTCTCAAAAATCTCTACGAAGATGAAAAAGATAACATGAGTATTGCATCATTGGTGGATATAACAGCTAAATATTATGCTAACAATTATGAAAAAGAAGAGATAGCTGTTAGTGATCGAGGAAAACATATTTTTTTAGAAGATGTCACAATTAATAAATATGATGGATCAAAGTCTGTCTCAACAAAAGACTTTATTTTATTTCTTGATCAAGTGATTGGTGTTATACCTGGAAGAAATAAATAAAAGTATCATATTAGAAAAAAGTACTCAATTACACAGAGTGCTTTTTATTATGTAAAGAATTGTAATAAAATATTAATATTTTTATAATATGATTAAAAGATATTTGTAACACCTCATATTGTATGATGGAAAACAGGAGGTGATTGCATGAGTGTAATTGTATTTTTTATCGCACTAACTACGGCAATAACGGTTGCTGAGTTTACAAAACCAACGATTGATGCTTTTTTTAATCGTATAGGTTGAATTACATATGGTATTGAAGGGGGAGCTTAGGCTCTCCTTTTATTATATAAAAATTACATAGGTGGTGTAGATATGACTCTAACGTTGCATAATGGAGATTTGAATAAGTTGGCAAGAGATACTTCACATGACAGTATCGTTTTAAAAGTTGGTGAACAAGAGATTGTAACTCTGAAAAGCAATGGAGATATCTATGTTAAAGGTAAGCTTGTTGAAAATGATAAAGAAGTTGTAGATGGCATGAGAGAGTTTTTGATGTTATCTAGGTAAAGATAAGCGCAAACGTGTTGCATTTGAAAAGGATGGTGAAAAAGATGTGTAAATACAAAAAACGTATTGAATCCTTAGATGAACTTCATAAAGTCATTGATGCATTAGAAACGTTAAAGAAAGAATATCAGATTATCAAAAAGATAGAGTGGTCGGAACCCAAATCACCTCTTCCTAAATTACCAAAAAATATTTGGTATGTGGAAGAAGTGGAGGCACCTAAAGTCTTTTTTGCTGATGCTGATGCAATAGTGAGGATAATTTGTAAGGAGCGAGTGAATGAAACTGAATAAGCTTGAAAAAGCAATGGTTGTAGGAATAATCCTTCGTTCTCTTCGTAATAAAAAGAAAATAAAACAGTATGCAGGCTTAGAAAGATTACCAAATTTAATTAAAGTGTTAGATGAATTGCAAGAGAGTACAACATTTGAAGATAGAGAAAAAGCTTTAACAAGTCTAATCAATAAGTTGATTGATGATTTGTCAGAGAAAGACAAGGGGTGAGGATAGTTGATTAAAGCCGAAATTATCCAAAGGAAGATTGAAGAGGGAAAGTTAAGTGTCAATGAAGCTAGGATATTACAAGACTTGAAACCCATTGAGGGAGAAAGAAGTAATGAATACTATTTAAGATTAGATGCTTTACAAATGGAAAAGCAAACACTTATAGGAATTGATTTTGCGATTGGAACAGATTAGTTATCCTTTTATGCCTGTTAAGGTAATGAAGTCACAAGTGTTGGATCGTAACCCCAAATGTATTAGAGAGAGGACGGTGTGTTAACGATGGACTATATTAAGCTCATAAGGGAAGGGAAGCTTATGAAGTTCTATAAGTCAAAAGAGTGGAGAGCGCTAAGAGTTAAAGCATTACAGCGTGATAACTACGAGTGTCAGATGTGTAAGTCGAAAGGTAAATACAAACCTGCTGAGAATGTGCATCATCTTAAAGAAGTAAAGATGTATCCGCATTTAGCAATGGACTTGGATAACCTACAATGCTTATGCATTCGATGTCACAACGAAGTACATGATCGATTAGATAAGATTGAGAAGAAAGTACCTAAGTTCAAGAATGAAGAACGGTGGTAGCTATGGTAATTGTGGATGGTAGTTGGGTATTCGATACTGACTTAATGATTCAATATGCTGATACTGAGAAGGATGAACGTACTTCATATGAAAGGGACATGCTGAATCAGTTTAGAAAGTATTCTTATTGGCGTTATTGTCAGATAAGAGATTGCGTAAATCCAAGAAAGTGTAAACGTCTTAAACTTAATGATGTAAGAGAAAGATTGCAAGAAGAAGAGAATTTAATATTTACGACAGACATTCTAAAGATTTCTAGTGAAGAAGTCTTTTTTATTTTGGATTTTATTGAAACTTACTTTGAATTAGTTTCTTAAACACCCCCCGGTCAAAAAGTTTGGCTTTTAGTAGGAGGACCGATCAACGGGGGGAGGAGATGGGAAAAAATATATTTTGCTATTTCGCGCACAATGGGGGGGAGGGGGCAAAATGGCTAAAATTAGCAAAGAAAGGCAAGAAGAGTTAATTCAAGAAGAAATAAATCGTTTGAATTCTATATTCATTCATTTAGCTTCCAACAAAAAAGAAGTGGCAAAAGAATTAATAGAACGTGTTGCTTTCATGACAATACAGTTAGAAATCTTGGAAGATACAATCAAAGAAAAAGGGCCAACGTATATGTTTCAAAACGGTTCTCAAAAAATGCTCATTGAAAACCCCGCCCAAAAGTCCTATAACACGACAATGAATCGATATACGACAGCTTATGATAAATTATTCAATCTAGTAGATAAATTAGCGCCACCACCAACTGTGGAAGAAGACGAAGATGTGTAGTACGACTTACAACTACCATCCGTATATCGATGAATATATGAATATGGTGGAAAAGGGACAAATTAGAGCGTGTAAAGAGCAAAAATTATTAATGAAATACGTGAGGAACATACTAGATCGGGATGACATCTACTTCAACGCAAAAGCAGCCGAAAAATCCGTCAATATCCCTGCTAAATATTTTCCGTTTGCATTATTCCCATGGCAAAAGTTTTTAAATGCATTACTCTATGGTGTTCGATTTAAAAAAGATGACCGCATTGTATTTGATGAAATTTTGATATTAATGGGGCGTGGTGGCGGTAAAACAGGTTATATGGCGTATGATTCCTTTTATATGCTGACGGGGCATCACGGCATACAAAATTATGATATTGATATCGTCGCAACAAGTGAAGATCAAGCAAAACGAACCTTTACGGATGTATATCATGTTATAAATACGCCATCTTTGAAAGAGAAGTTTAAAAAGATTTTCAAATGGACATTAGAAGAAATTCAACATAAAAAAACAAATTCAGTCATGAATTATAACACTTCCAATTCTCGTACAAAAGACGGGAAACGTACGGGGTGTGTCATTTTTGATGAGGCGCATGAATACGAAAATTACGATAACATCAACGTCTACACCAGTGGACAAGGGAAAGTAAGAGGTTCTCGCATCATCTACACCACAACAGATGGCCATATAAGAGGCGGCCCGTTGGATGATTTAAAAGAAACGGCGAGGCTCATCCTACATGGTGATATCGAAGATATTCATTTCCTTCCCTTTATTTGTAAGTTAGATTCTGAAGAGGAAGTAGATGACTATAGGAATTGGGAAAAAGCGAATCCGTCTTTACCTTACAATGACGAATTACAGATCAAGATGAAACGGGAATATCAGAAAATGCAACGTAACGCAAAGTTAAGAGTTGAGTTTATGACAAAGCGTATGAATATCCCGATTTCTAATATCTTAGAAACAGTTTGTACTTGGGAGGAACTAGAGAAAACCAATCAGCCGATACCAGATTTAACAGGATTTGAATGTATGGGCGCTGTAGACTTCGCACAAGTACGAGACTTTTGCGGAATGGGACTATTATTTAAAAAGGATCATAAACGATATTGGTTACATCATTCATTTATCAATCAAATCGCGCTAGAGATTCAAGATATCAATATGGATGTGATCCGAGAAGCCGAGGCTAACGAATTGTGTACGATTATTAGAAATGAAAAATCAATTGATCCGCACCGGGTTAAGAACTGGTTTTTAGAAATGGCGAAAACATATAGAATCAAAAAAATCTGTATGGACTCCCATCGTGCAAGTGTATTAGGACCAGTCCTTGCAGAAGCAGGGTTTGAAGTGGAAATTGTGCGGCGAGGGCATATTACACATTCTAAATTATCTCCTCTTGTGGATGACTTGTTTATCAATGAGAAAGTGGTATTTGGGGATGATTTGTTAATGCGTTGGTACGTGTGGAATTCTTATAAGAAGAATCAAAATAACGGAAATGTTGAATATGCAAAGATTGATCCTGAGAAGCGGAAAACAGATGGTTTTCACGCTTTTTTACATGCTTTGAATCTGGATCATGAGTTGAAAGAGTCTCTTCCGCTTACGAAAGAGAATATCAAACGAGTATTTCGGGCGTTTAATGTGTAGGGAGGAGAAAACATGGGTTTGAAAGAATGGGTAAGAGGATTTTTTGGAGATAAAAAAGTGCTGACATTGGATTCTTGTTTGTATGAACTAGGAATGGATTACTTTTATAAAAAACTAGCGGTAGAAAGTTGTGTAGATTTGATTTCAAATGCGCTCACGAGGTGTGAGTTTCAGACATTTGAAAAAGGGAAAGAGATACGCGGAGAAAACTACTACTTGCTGAATGTGCAGCCCAATCAAAATCAAAATGCATCCGAATTTATCCATAGCTTGGTTAACCATTTGATGATGGATAATGAATGTCTTGTTATTATGCAGAATGAACAGCTCTATGTGGCAGATGATTTTCATGTTGTTTCGTTTGCTTTAAAGGAAAACTTCTACGAAAACGTGACAGTTGGTGATTTCACATTCGAGAAAACATTTCGAGAGTCGGAAGTGGTACATATAAGGCTCAATGATCGTAGTATCATGAAGGTTATTGATGGCATGTATGAAAGCTTTGGGAAATTACTTATTTCGTCTATGGATTATTACAAACGAAAAAATAACATGCGTTTATTGATTAAAGGGGAATTTTTACGTCCACAACATGATATTACACAAGAGGATATTGATGCCATGTTCGAAGGACAGTTGAAGAACTGGTTTAATGCGGATAAAGCCGGTTCGGCTTTTCAATTGCAAGACGGGTATACGTTTGAAGATATGAGCGACAGTAAAAGTGGTGTGGCAAATAATAGTACAAGCCGTGATATTAGTGAATTAATCAACGATATACTTCACTATGTCGCAATCGCTTTTCATGTGCCAGTTGGTATTTTAAAAGGGGATGTAGCGGATGTGGAAAAGCAAATGGATTCGTTTTTAGCATTCTGTATTCATCCGATCGCAGAACTGATTCAAGATGAATTTAACCGGAAGATGTACACAAAACAAGAATATTTGAAACGAACGTATTTGAAAGTGGATACAACGAAAATCAAAGTGGTGGATATGACGAAATTAGCAACCGCAATGGATAAGTTATTTGCGATTGGGGGGTTATCTATAAATGATGTATTACTTACGCTTGGGAAAGAGCCAATTGAGGAAGAATGGGCAAACAAGCGACATGTAACGAAGAACTATAGAGAGGCCGATTCTGTTGAGGGGGGGTGAAAAGAATGAGGCGTTATAAAAATGAACAATACAATCATCTAGCTCATGTTCAACATGCCTTTAAGGCAGAAGCAAAAGCTGATTCTTTGGACATAACGATTTATGGTGATATTGGTGAATCATGGTGGAGTGATTCTACATCAGCAGTTGATATTGAGAGAACATTAAAAGCTACTTCAGCAAATGTTATAAATATCAATCTGAATAGTCCTGGTGGGGATGTATTCGATGGGATTGCGATTTATAACCAACTAAAAAACCATCCGGCAAAAATTATCATTAACGTAGATGGACTGGCAGCAAGCGCCGCATCTATTATTGCGATGGCAGCAGACGAACTAATTATGAATACAGGTTCTATGTTAATGATTCATGAAGCTTCTACATGGACGTGGGGGACAAAATTAGATATTCGTAAGACATTGAATGCTCTTGAGGGAATTGATAAATCGCTTGCGGATATTTATATGACTCGTTACCAAGGGGAACGTTCAGAAATTGAGACGATGATTGCAAATGAAACATGGTTTACTGCAAATGAGGCAGTAGAAATTGGACTGGCTCATAAGGTAAATGAACATGTCGAAGAGAATGAAGTGGTAGATCCAGAGGAATTTAAAAATAATGTGTTACAAAAATTCCGTAATCAAAAGAAACAGAATGAATCAGTCGTAGCAAGTGCAAATCAAACAATATTAGATAGATTGAAGCGCTCGTAAGAGGCGTTTTTTTATAATCAAAAAAATAGGAGGAATCAAAATGGCTATGAAAAATTTAGATCGTCAAACAGTTGTAGAAGATATGGAATCGCAAGTGAGTGCATTACAAGCAGCATTTGAACATGCGGATTCAAAAGAAGTAGCAGAGCGTATTGTGGAAAACATTCAAAATAATATGGGTCATTATCGAACGATGATGAATGATGTCATCCATGAAGCGCAGCAAGCACAGGATGAAAAATGGGATGCCCAAGTATTAGCTTCCCGTGGGGTACGTGTCTTAACGAGCGAAGAGAAGAAGTTTTATAATGCAGCAATCGATGTAAATTCCTTTAACGAAACGCATAAATTAATGCCGCCAACGATCTTTGAGCGTGTGTTTGAGGAATTAGAAAAGGAACATCCACTTCTTTCTCTTGTTAACTTTCAAACAGTAGGCGCGGTCACACAATGGATCGTGAGAAAAGAAGGGGCACCGGCGGCATACTGGGGAGATGTGTGTGACGGGATTAAAGAAATGATTGATGAAGGCTTTGAAACCATTGAACAAGGGATGTTTAAACTGAGTGGCTTTTTAGTTGTATGTAAGGCGATGTTTGAACTAGGACCAGAATGGTTAGATAAGTATGTTCGCACCTTTATGAAAGAAGTAGTAGCGGAAGAATTAGAACGAGTTATCGTAATGGGAACAGGGAAAAAGCAACCAATTGGGATGTTAAAGGATTTGAAAGGTGCGGTACAGGATGGTATCTATCCAGATAAGAAAAAAGTAGTGTTAAAGGATTTTACGCCTAAAACAATTGGGAAAGAAATCCTAGCGCCTACTACAAAGGGAGGAACAAAGCAATATACAGGTGTAACGTTACTTGTAAATCCGTTGGATTACGCAACAAAGTTCTTTCCAATTGGCGCGAAGCGAAAAGATGATGGAACTTGGACATACGATAATTTTTCAGTACCAGGATTAACGATTGTCCAAACATCGGCAGTTCCGTTAGATACAATGATTGCAGGGAAACCAAAAGATTATTTTATGGGGGTTGCCTCCGAGCAAACGTTAGAATCTGATGACTCCGTGCGACTGATTGAAGATCAACGTTTGTATGTCATTCGTCAATTAGCAAATGGACGCCCGTTAGATCATGATTCGTTTACTGTATTTGATATTAGCGCTTTAGACGGAGAACAAGAACCAGAAAAGCCAGAAACGAAAAAGACAAAATAAGATGGTGAGGACTGATGAAAAAGACGAAAGCTGAGGTGGCAACGAAAGAGTTGTCGCCTCTTTTGCTTGCGGAAATCAAACATGTATTAGCGATTACGTGGGATGAGGAAGACCGAGAGGTTGAGAGATTAGCTAAGCGGTCGATTTACGCTATCAACGATTTAGTAGGAACAGAAGTAGATATAGAGACAAATTTGGCAGCACGGGAAATGGTCATCCAAAGAGTCCGTTATGATTACAACAACGCATTGGATGAATTTGAAACGAACTACAAGCGCCAATTGTCACGACTTATTTTACAGGTAGCAATTGCAGAAAGGAAGAAG